CCTTGAACTTATCTTTTAACGAACACTGCATAGAAAACTGAAAACCTTTCTTTGCGTTTTGTGTGCTATCGATTACCGTTGAATTTGATGCTATTTTTTGTGCTGTTCGTAGACCTGCTAGTTGGTAATCATCTCCTGCTGATCTATATATATTCATGTAAATAAGTGCTTGTGCTGGTAAAGAAGATCCTAGAACATCGGTTAATGCCTCAATGTATACATAGGAATAATCCTTTACAGATGGTTCATAATCATAATCGACGTAAGACCAGATTCTCTTAGTTAAATAGGGGACTACTAATGTTGTCCAAGTGTCCCCTTTAACATCTACTATCTTTGAGAATACTCCAGTCCCTGCGTCAATTGATGCTGGTGGTCCATCTGCATGTGATACTGAAATTCGTAATCTACATGAATAAAAAGGTGTTGAAACAAAATGAAATAAGAGTTTTATTGACCCTCTCCAATAATCGTACAGACTTGTCCCAAATGCTAAAAAATCTGGCTCCAATCGTTGTGTTGAAGCCCAATATTTCATTGGATGCATTGTTAATTTTACTATGGGACCTGTTGACGTAAAAGTCTGTTGCCATAAAAGAGCTGGTTTCTTACAATAATCAACTACACTCATATCCGAACTCTCAAAATTTCCTATGCTTCGTGCTACAGCATACGATGGAAATTGAGACATTGGTTCTGAATAGTCGATACCTGTTAATAAACCCATACCCCTATTGTTTCGTGTTTGTACAAATGTGGTGCTTTGATCTGAAGATGGTTTATCCAAATTCATTATTGCGGATCCTAATTTTACAATATCTCCCACTAATGGAACTGTTGAGAGAACTGTAGATACTATGTCCTTTGGACCGCTTGCTGATATACCTTTATCATCTTTTACTTCAGCTTCTGAATTTGTCTTAAATTTATTTGTATGTGTAGACTGCATCTGCCATGTTGGTGTCTCAGCAGGTGCTACTTGTGGTAATACCCCATATAATTTAATGTTCTTCATTTGCAA